GGTAATTCGGACCCCGTTGTAACTGTAGCGCCAGCGGAACAATAGCCGCCTGCCCACGAATTGCGGCACACTGGAGAATCAATGGCCGGCATCACGAACCTGTCTCAGATCCAAGTCGCGACCCTGCTCGGCATCACGCCGCGCACATTGCGTGACTGGGCCGACGCGCCGCGCAACGACGACGGCTCGTATCACGGGCCGGCGATCGTCGCATATTTCATCGCGAAGCGCTGCGGCTCCGAGAACGAGGACGGCGATCGGCACCCGACCCAACGCGAGCGCCTCGCCGCCGCCCAAGCCGAGAAGGTGGAGGCAGAGAACCGCATCCGCCGCGGCGAGCTCGTCGAGATCGAGCAGATCGGCGCGGAATGGGACGATCTTGTCTTGTCGGCCCGCGCGAAACTGCTCAGCCTCCCCACCAAGGTAGCCCCGCAGCTGATCGGACGAACCGACCCGAATGCAATCCGAGCCATCCTCAAGACCGAAATCAACGCCGCCCTCGCCGAGCTTGCGCGCCCGCTCGAACCGGACCCGGAGCCTATGGCAGCCGCCGCCTGACCTCACCGTCAGCGCATGGGCGGACGCTGAGCGGCGCCTCTCAAGCGAGGCCAGCGCCGAGCCCGGCATCTGGCGCACCGACCGGGCGCCCTACCAGCGCGGCATCATGGACGCCGTCGCCGATGAGACGGTGCGCGAGATCTGGGTGATGAAGTCGGCGCAGGTCGGCTGGACCGAGATCCTCAACAACGTCATCGGGTACCACGTCCATCAAGACCCGGCGCCGATGCTCTTGGTGCAGCCGACGCTCGAGATGGCCGAAGCCTGGTCGAAGGACCGCCTCGCGCCGATGCTGCGGGATACGCCTGCCCTGGCTGAGCGCATCGCCGACCCGCGATCGAGGGACAGCGGCAACACGCTCCTGCACAAGAAGTTCGCAGGCGGCCACCTGACTGTCGCGGGCGCGAACTCCCCGGCGGGGCTGGCCTCGCGCCCGATCCGCATCGTGCTCTTCGATGAGGTCGATCGCTTCCCCGCATCCGCCGGCACCGAGGGCGACCCGGTGAGCCTCGGCAAGAAGCGCACGACGACATTCTGGAACCGCAAAGTGCTGGCAGGCTCGACACCGACCATCAAGGGCTCATCCCGCATCGAGGCGGGCTTCGACGCCGGCGACCAGCGCTTCTACTTCGTGCCCTGCCCCCACTGTGAGGAGGCGCAGCGGCTGATGTGGCCGCAGGTGAAATGGCCGGAGGGACAGCCCGAGCTTGCGCAGTACGCCTGCGTCCACTGCGGCGCGCTCATCGACGAAGCCGACAAGCACGAGATGCTGCGCGCCGGTGAATGGCGGGCGACGCGGGAAAGCCGCGGCCTTGCATCGTTCCACATCTCGGAGCTGTATTCGCCCTGGTCGACCTGGGGCGAGATGGCGGTCGCGTTCATGCAGGCGAAGAAGCTGCCGGAGACGCTGCAGACGTGGATCAACACCTCGCTCGGCGAGACCTACGAAGAGCGCGGCGATGAGGTCGCAGCGCTTGGCCTTGCGCAGCGGCGCGAGCAGTACACCCCGCAGTCGATCCCGGCGGGCGTTGTGTTCCTCACCTGCGGCGTCGACGTGCAGGACGATCGCCTCGAGGCGTCGGTATGGGGCTGGGGGCGCGACGAGGAATCGTGGCTAGTCGAGCATCAAGTTCTCCCCGGCGACCCCGGCAGCGATGCGCTATGGCGCGACCTTGACGCATTTCTCGCGCGCCCCCGCGCCAGCGAAGACGGCCGCGCGATGCTCATCGAGGCGACCGCCGTGGACTCGGGCGGGCACTTCACGCAGCAGGTGTATGCCTACTGCGCGAAACGCAAGGCTCGGCGCATCTGGGCGGTCAAGGGCGCGGGCGGCTTCGGTCGGCTTGTGTTCCCGCGTCGCGCGGGCCGCGCGGGCCGCACCTCCGGCCAGCTCTATCTAATCGGCGTCGACACCGCAAAGGACGTGCTCTATGGCCGCCTCAAGCGCTGCATCGAGCCCGGCGCAGGCTATGTGCACTTCCCCGCGTCGGTGGACGATGCCTACTTCGACCAGCTCACGAACGAGACGATGATCTACCGCGTCGTGCAGGGTCGCCGGATGCGCTCCTACAAGCCCAAATCCAGCGGCGCGCGCGTCGAGGCTCTCGACTGTGCCGTGTACGCCTACGCCGCCTTCGTGGGACGCGGCGGGCCGCAGGTGCTGACGACTCGGAGACCGGCCGCCGTGGCCGCCCCGGAGAGTGTTTTGAAAACGGAACCGACACCGGCCACGATTACGCCGCCGGAGTCGGTTGTGCCGCGAAGGCTGCCCCCAAGACGGGCAGGTCGCCCTGGCGGATGGGTAAACGGATGGCGCTGAGCGCCGAGGTGATAACGCATGGCTGACAAGAAGATTTCTCAACTCACGACGCTGGTGCAAGCCGACGTCGTGACGACCGCCGACTTCGTGCCGATCGTCGACACCTCTGCGGTGGAGACGAAGAAGGTGACGCCGCAGGCCTTGGTGCAGGCTGGCGCAACCGGCGCGACGCTCGCCCTCGCCGACGGTGCCGCCGCAACCCCCTCGCTCACAAACACCGGCGACGAGAACACCGGCATTTTCTTCCCCGCCGCCGACACTATCGCCTTCTCCGAGGGCGGCGTTGAATCCATGCGCATCGACTCCTCCGGCAACCTCGGCATCGGGACGAGTTCGCCTGCCAACTACGCCAACTACCGCAACCTTGCCATTAGCGGCACGACGGGCGGTAACATCGACATGCTGTCCGGCAGCACGAAGGTTGGCAACCTGTTCAACGACGGGACGAATTTTTACGCATACAACGCCATCGCCGGGTCTTTGGTGTTTGGCACCAACAGCACCGAGCGTATGCGCCTCGACTCCTCCGGCAACCTCGGCATCGGGACGAGTTCGCCGGGTTCATACGGAAAATTTGTTGTTGTAGGTACGGGTGATGTTGGAAACTTTGACACTCCATCCGGAGCAACCGGCCTTGCGTTTTTTGAAAATGGGTCAGGCCGCGCCCGTATTCGCACTCTTAACGGCAGCAACGGCCTTGCATTTTTGTCCGGCGCTAGCGAAGCGATGCGGATTGACGCTAACCTTAATGTGGTAGCAGGCGCATCTTCCGCCCTCGCCACGACCGCGACCAACGGCTTTTTGTATGTCCCGACCTGCGCGGGTACGCCGACCGGAACGCCGACCGCCATCACGGGCATGGCACCCATCGTCGTGAACACGACCAACAACAAACTGTATTTCTACAGCGGCGGCGCGTGGCGCGATGCCGGGCCGTAACGGAGACGCACCATGACCAACCCTATCTGGCAGATTGACACGCTCAGCGTCTGCAACACCGGCGGCCTTGTCGATGTCGTCGTGACGGCGTTCTGGCGCGTCAACGCATTGGACGGCGAGCACACCGGCACCGCCTACGGTGGCGTGTCGCTCGAGCCGCCGACGCCGGGAGCCTTCGCCGCTTTCGACGCGCTCACCGAGGCGCAGGTGCTCGGCTGGGTCAAGGCGAAGCTCGATGTTCCCGCAGTCGAAGCCGCAGCGCTTGCCAGCCTCGAAGCCCTTCGCAACCCGCCGACGCGCTACAAGCAGCCCGCGTGGAGCAGCGCCGGCAGCAACGGCGAGGCGAAGGGCAAGCAGAATGGCTAACGTCTTTCAGTCGGCCAACTACCCGACGACGGAGCCGACGCGCCTACAGGCTGGCGATCGCTGGGCGTGGCGCCGCCCTGACCTCGTGGGCGACTACCCCGTCGCCGACTACGCGCTCTCGTATGTAGCGCGGCGCGAGGGCACCGGTGAGCGCATCGCCATCACCGCCGGCGAGAGCGCCGATGGCTACACCGTCGAAGTCGACTCCACGGTGACCGCCGACTATCTCGCGGGCCGCTACCACTGGACGGCCTACATCACGCGCACCAGTGACAGCGCTCGAGCGGAGATCGACTTCGGCGTGTTCGAGGTCAACGCCAACCGCGCGACCTCCACTGCCGACCCGCGGAGCGTCGCCCAGGCGATGCTCGACAACATCGAGACCTACCTGCGCGACCCGAACAACCTGAGCGCCGCCTCCTACAGCATCGCCGGTCGCAGCCTCTCGCGCTGGAACCGCGCCGACCTGCTGACCGAGCGCGACCGCCTCAAGGCCGAGGTCAACCGCGAGCGGCAGGCCGAGAAAATCCGCAACGGTCTCGGCACCAATCAGACGATCCGGGTGAGGTTCACGAAGTGAAATTGCTCGACTTCTTCAAGCGCCGCCCGCCGGCCAAGCCAACCCGCCGCCGCGGCTTTGACGCCGCCAGCACCGGCCGCCTCTACTCCGACTGGCTGACGCTGCCGAAGTCCGCAGACTCCGACATCCGCTACACGCTCAAGGTCATCCGCGCGCGAAGCCGCGACCTTGTGCAGAACAACGACTATGCGCACCGCTACCTTGACCTTTTGCGCACGAACGTCATCGGCCCCCGCGGCATCATGCTGCAGGTGCGATCGCGCGAGCCCGATGGCCGTCTCGATCAAGTTGCGAACCAGATCCTCGAGGGCGCGTTTATGGCGTGGGGTCGCCCGGGCGTCTGCACCGTCGACGGGACGATGTCATGGGTCGACGCGCAGCGCCTTTTCATCGAAGCCGTCGCGCGCGATGGCGAGTGTTTCGTCCTCTTCGTCGAGGACAACGCCAACCCGAACCGCTTCCGGCTGCAGTTCATCGACGCGGACCTGATCGACCAGGAGAAAAACGACGTCCTCCAGAACGGCAACTTAATCCGCATGGGCGTCGAGGTCACGCCCGCCGGCAAGCCCGTCGCCTACTACGTCAAGACGCGGCACCCCGACGACTACCAGATGGGCACCGCATCCTCGGTGCGCGATGAACGCATCCCCGCCGATCGCATGATCCACGCCTTCCGCCGCGATCGCGTCGGGCAGACGCGCGGGGTGCCCTGGACAGTGACCGCCATGACGCGCCTGAAGATGCTTGGCGGGTACGAGGAGGCCGAGCTCGTGGCCGCCCGCATCTCAGCGTCGAAGATGGGATTCTTCACGAGCGAGTCCGGCGACGACTACGAGGGGGATGGCGAGGGCGCGGACGGGCGCATCAGCATCGACATCCAGCCGGGCAGCTTCGAGCAGCTCCCCGCCGGCACCGACTTCAAGCCCTTCGACCCGCAGCATCCGTCGACCGCGTTTCGCGACTTTGAAAAGGCCATGCTCCGCGGCATCGCCTCCGGCTTGGGGGTCTCGTACATCTCGCTCAGCAATGACCTTGAGTCGGTCTCCTACTCGTCCATCCGGCAGGGGCTTCTCGAGGAGCGCGACTACTGGCGGACGGTGCAGTTCTGGGTCATCCAGCACTTCTGCGAGCCGGTGTTCGAGCGCTGGCTGCGGCAGACCCTCGACGCTGGGGTGACGACGCTGCCGGCGGCAAAGTACTTCAAGTTCAACGCGTCGCAGTGGGTGCCGCGCGGCTGGCAGTGGGTCGACCCGCGCAACGAAGCCGAGGCGCAGATCGTCGCCATCAATAACGGCCTCATGACCCGCACCCAAGCCCTCGCCGAGCGCGGCCTCGACATCGAGGATGTTTTGCGCGAACGGCAGAGCGAGGATGAAATGCTCGCCGAGTTCGGCATCGTGCTGCCCGGCGGGACAAATCCCAACGTCCCAGCCCAGCCCGTGCCGCCTGGGGGTGAGTGATGGCTGGCGTCCACAACTTCCTCTGCGAGCAGGGCGCGACCTTCAGCCGCGTCGTGAGCTATCAAGGCAGCGAGGGCGCTCCGGTCAACCTCAGCGGCTACACCGCGCGGATGCAGGTTCGCGCAACCGCTGAGGACGGCGCCGTCCTGCTCTCCCTCACGACCGAGAACGGCGGCATCACGCTCGGTACCACCGCCGGCACCGTGACGCTGCTCGCGACCGCCACCCAGACTGCGGCGATGCCAGCCGGCGAGCTCGTCTATGACATCGAGCTCGTGGCGGGCGCCGTCGTGACTCGCCTCCTGCAGGGCTGCTTCGTGGTCGATGCGGAGGTCACTCGGTGAGCCTTGATCGCGTCATCGTCGAGGAAGTGC